CGCTAAGCCGCTGAAATCCCGCCTCAAACGAATGGGCGAAAAATAACGTGGCCCGGCCGGGCTGGTCCGCCCCAGATGGTGTGCCGGAGCGGCCCTGCGCCCCTAGGGATATGCAGCGCGGAGGTTCGCGGTTACATTCTCGGCGCGGCAGGGGGCGGCCGGGGGGCTCGGGTCATCGTGACGTCTGTGACCATGAAAACGGCTGAGGCCGCCGATCGGGGGGAGATCGGCGGCCTCTTGCTGTCCTCGACCGGCATAGTCGGGGGGGCGCCTGAGCCGGTCATCCCCATAACCGTACGCATGGGGAAAGGCTCCACCCGTCATGGCTAAACCGCCGGCCAAGCCCCGTCAGCGCCAGAGCGAGGGTCGCGTCACACCGCTGGCCGACGTCCAGTCGACCTACGGCGTGCGCGCGTCGTGGAACTCGAGCGAGGCCGGTATCACGGGCTCGGGCTGGATGGGGCCGGGCCGACCCCTGGCCCCGCTGGCTCCGCCCCAGACCGAGGGCCGGCGCTGGGACTATAACGTTGGGTACAACCTCAACCCGCGCCGCGGGGCCCAGAGCCGCACGCCCGTCGTCACCTTCGAGCAGCTCCGGGGCTTCGCCGACGCGTACGACGTCCTGCGCCTGCTGATCGAAACCCGGAAGGACCAAGTGTCCAGGCTCAAGTGGACCATCAAGCCGCGCGACGCGGCGGTGAAGGTCGAGGGCGCGATCAAGACCCGCGTCGACGAGCTCAAGGCGTTCTTCATGCGCCCCGACAAAGAGCAGTGGTGGGACAGCTGGATCCGCGCCCTGCTCGAGGAGCTCTTTGTCCTGGACGCGCCGGCCCTGTACCGGCGCCGGACCCGGGGCGGCGAGCTCTACGCCCTGGAAATCATCGACGGGTCGACGATCGACGTCCTGATCGATGATTACGGCCGCACGCCCATGGCGCCGGAGCCTGCGTATCAGCAGAGGCTCAAGGGCCTCGCCGCGACCAACTATTCGACCCAGGACCTGCTGTACCGCCCGAGAAACCGCCGGGCCAACAAGGCTTACGGTTACAGCCCAGTCGAACAGATCATCATGACGATCAACATCGCGTTGAAGCGTCAAATCTTCCAGCTGCAGTACTACACCGAGGGCAACGTCCCTGAGGCGCTGGTCGGCGTGCCCGATACTTGGACGCCCGAGCAGATCAGCGACTTCCAAGCCTCGTTTGACGGCATGATGGCGGGCAACACCGCCATGCGGCGCCGGATGCACTTCATCCCGAGCAGCGCGGCGAAGGGCTACACCCCGACCAAGACGGACAACATCTTCGGCGAGGGCGAGGAGTGGCTGGCCCGGGTGGTCTGCTATGCGTTCAGCGCCTCGCCGCAGCCCTTCGTCAAGATGATGAACCGGGCCACCTCGGAACAGGCGGACGAATCCGCGACCGAGGAAGGCCTGATCCCCATCAAGAACTGGATCAAGGGCCTGGTCGACGAGGTCCTGATCGACGACTTCGATTCGGCCGACCTCGAGTTCGGATGGGTCGAGGAGGAAGAGCTCGGCCCGAAAGAGCAGGATGAGCTGATCGGGGGCCAAGTCGACGCCGGCCGCCTCACCATGAATGAGGGCCGCAAGGCCAAAGGGCTCGACCCCTATCCCGACCCCGCGTTTGACAAGCCCATGGTGAAGGTCTCCACGGGCCTCGTCTTCGCCAGCCCGAGCGATGCGCTCGAGCAGGCCAAGGTTTCCCAGAAAGAGCTCGGCCCGCCCCCTGGGGAGGAGGGACAGGCTGAGGACCCGGATGATGACTCCGATCCGTCGGGGGGAAGTCCGGGTCGCTCCGACTCGCCCAAGCCGAAAGGCAAGGGCAAGCCCGAGGGGCCGGGCAAGGGCGGGGGCGGCGCTGGTAAGGCCGCCGCCCTCGAACCCGACGCCGTGAAGGCCCCGGGCGGGACGACGTCCATGGACCGGCCCAAGACGCGCCGCGCCGTGATGCGGCTGGGCAAGGCCGTGGCGCGCGCCTTCGCCGAGATCGCGGACGACGTCGCGGGCCAGGTGGAAGAGGCGCTGCGCCGCGCCGGTAAGGCCGAGGGCGACGACTTTGACGTCGAGGCCGTCCTGGCCAGGCTCGAGCTCGACAGCTTCGACGTGCTGATCGACCAGGCCCGGGACGACTTCTTCACCGTGGCCGACGAGGCCGGCCGGCTCGCGCTGGGCCAGGTCGGCGCTACGGACCTCGCCGGCGTGTTCGAAGTGGTCAACGAGCGGGCCCAGGCCTTCGCCGAGCACCGCGCCGCCGAGCTCGTCGGACGCCGGCGCCTGCCCGACGGGTCCTTCGCCGACAGCCGTAACCCGGCCATGGCCATCACCGATTCGACCCGGAACATGCTGCGCGAGACGATCGAGCAGGGCATCGCGGACAACATCAGCGCGGACGAAATCGCGGACCGCATCCAGGACGGCGCCGCGTTCAGCGCCGAGCGGGCCCGCCTGATCGCCCGGACCGAAATCGCCGCCGCGAACAGCGAGGGAGCCCTTATGGGGTACCGCGCGGCGCGCGACGCCGGCGTCGACGTCAAGAAGGAATGGCTGCTTGGCGATAAGCCCTGCAGCACCTGTCAGGCCAACGCGGCGCAAGGCGCGATCGACCTCGACCAGCCGTTCCAGAGCGGACACCAGGCCACTCCGGCCCACCCACGGTGCGAGTGCGCCATCGCACCTGTGGTAGAAGACTAGGCGGCGCATCAACGCGCAGGGGGCATAGCCATGCAAAAGTCCATCATCCTGGCCACCGCTGCGGCGTCGGCCTTTCTGGCCATGAAGGCCGCTCCGGTGTCCGTGACGGACCCGGGGCTGGCGTTCAAGCGGACCGACACGGTCCGGGCCACCACCTTCGTCCCGATCTTCAAGGTCGACGCCGAGACCCGCACGGTCTACGGCCGCCTGGCCGACGAGACCGAGGACCTGACCGGCGAGGTGTTCGACTATGACACCTCGGCGCCGCTGTTCCGGACCTGGTCCGAGAACGCCCAGAAGGCCTCGGGCGGCAAGAGCGCGGGCAACCTGCGCGTCATGCACGGCCTCAAGGTCGCCGGGAAGCTGGTCGAGATCACGTTCGACGACGCGGCCAAGACGATCGACATCGCGGCCAAGGTCCTGGACGATCAGGAGTGGGCCATGGTCGAGGAGGGCGCCTATACCGGGTTCAGCCTGGGCGGCCGGTACCTCAAGAAGTGGAAGGACGCCGAGACCAAGAAGACCCGTTACACGGTCAACCCGTTCGAGGCTTCGCTCGTCGACCTGCCCTGCATCCCGACCGCCACGTTCAGCTTCAAGGCCGCTGGCGGCGAAGAGCGCCAGGTTGAGTTCGTGGGCTGGACCCCGTCCACCGAGGAGATCGCGGCCAAGGCGGCCGAGCTCGCCGGCGAAGGCGTCGAGGTGACCGACGAGCACACCGGCGCCGCGCTCGAGGCGCTGCAGGCCGAGTACATCCAGCGCGCCGCTGAAACCGAGGTCCCGGCCGAGGTCGTGGCGGCCGAGGAAGCCGCTGAGCCGGCCGCTGAGGGCGCTCCGGCGGTCGAGGCTACCGAAGAGCCGGCCGAGCCGGCCGCAGGCGCTGAGGGCGCGGGAAAGGGGGCCCAGGCCGAGGATCACGGGTTCGAGCAGGTCTGGCGCGACCGGGTAGACGGCTCGGTCCACGCCTCGAAGGCCGCTGCGCGGGCCCACCGGGCCCAGGTGGAGGCTCAGGCCGAGACCGAGGGGAGCGCTCTAGGCGCGGCCCTGACCGGCCTGAAAGCCGCGATCGGCGGAGACCCCGAGGCGGAGGCCCAGCCCACGTCGTGGGTGGTCGACGGCGCGGCGGAGGCCTTCGCGGCGCACGCCTCGGTCCACCAGCTCTACACCGAGACCGTGGCGTCCAAGGGCATCCATGACGTCCGGAGCCTGGCCAGCATCCTGCAGGACCTGCAGTGGCTGACCGACAACTCGATCTGCGAAGCGGGTCACGAGAAGGACGGCTCGCCCGTCCCGGCCCAGCTGCTGAACCACCTGCGCAGCCTGTCCAGCACGCTGGTCACCATGGCGAAGGAAGAGACCTCCGAAATGATCGCGCGCCTGCAGAAGCTGGGCGTGGACGTTCGGATCTTCGAAGCGCCGGCCGACGGCGGCGCCGTGACCCGGGCCGTTGAGGTCCAGCACGGCGAGGCGGCCAAGGCCGACGGCGCCGAGGCCGAGCCGGCCGTCGTCACCGTTTCGGCCGAGGTCATGGCCGACGTCGAGAAGGCGGCGGGCCTCATCCCGGCCGGCTGGGGCGACGCGGGCGGCGAGCCGGAGCCGACCGACTGGGCGACCAAGGCGGCTCAGCTCGAGGCGCGCAACGCCGCGCTGGAAGCCCAGCACGGTGAAGTGGCCGAGCTGGTCGAGACCGCGACCAAGACGATCGCGGACCTGCGGGCCGACGTCGACCGTCTCAAGGCCGAGCCCCTGCCGGGCGCGCCGCGCACCGGCGCCCGGGTGGTGACCAAGGCCGAGGACGTCCGGCCCGGCTCGGAAGGCGCTGCCGCCCCGGCGATCGACGTCAGCAACCCCGACGCGGCGCTCAAGGCGCTGGTCGAAAAGCACGGCCAGGAGGCGGTCTCGGCCGCCGCGATCAAGCTGGCCCACCAGACCCCGCGCCGCATGGGCTAAGGCCCAGCCGCAGGGCCTGAACCGTTGAACCCCCGGGCCGCCATTGTGCAGCCCGGGGGTTTTCGCATATACGGGCCCGGGGGACGGGGCAGGACCGGGGACGGTCGGGGGCCATCTGACACCGCCAAACTGGCGACCGGGGACGGGAGCCGCGATTCCATTCAACGGAACGCGGGGGTCCTCATTGCCTCCGCTCAGGGGGCAAAAATGCACTTCAATCCGCAATCCGACACCGCCATCGAGGCTGTGTTCAACGCCATCAAGGCCGCCACGTCGGTCGAAGGCGGCGACGCCGCGCTCAAGGCCACTTTCGAGCAGTCGAACAGCCCGACCACGGGCCTGACGTACTACGACCTCGAGGCCGGCGCGAAGATTCTCTATCCGATCCACACCCCGCTGCGGAACCTCATCCCGCGTGTCAGCGGTCGCGGCGGCACCCAGGCCAACTGGAAGGCCGTCACCGGGATCAACACCAGCGGCGTCCGCGCCGGCGTCTCGCAGGGCAACCGTGGCGGGCGCATCGAAGTCACGACCGCTGACTACAACGCGGCTTACCGTGGCATCGGCCTGGAAAGCTCGGCCACCTTCGAGGCCGACTATGCCGCGGGCGAGTTCGACGACGTCAAGGCGCGCGCCGTCCAGTCCGGCCTGCAGTCGCTGATGATCCAGGAGGAGTTCCTCCACCTGGGCGGCAACGGCTCGCTGGCTCTGGGCATCGCTCCGACCCCGTCGGTCGCGGTCTCCGGATCGGGCGGCTCGCTCTCCGCGACCCAGTACGTCCGCGTCGTCGCGCTGACCCTCGACGGCTACCTCAACGGCAACGTGACCGACGGCTTCGACGCCCAGGTTTCGCGGCTGAACGCCGACGGGTCGACGGACAACTTCGGTGGCGGCTCCTCGCAGCGCAGCGCCGCGGCGACGGCCACGATCAGCTCGGGCTCGACCAACCGGATCGACGCGACCGTGACGCCGGTGAAGGGCGCCGTGGCCTATGCGTGGTTCTGGGGCGCTACGTCCGGCTCGGAAGTCCTGGGCGCGGTCACGACCGCTCCGGTCCTGACGATCACGGCGGCCCCGACCGGCACCCAGCTGTCCTCGGTCTTCGCGGCGGACAACTCGGTGAACAACCTGGTGTACGACGGCCTGCTGACCCAGGCGGCCAAGGCGAACTCGGGCTCTTACTACAAGAACCTGCTGGGCGTGGATCTGACCGCTGACGGCGCGGGCGGCATCGTCGAGATCGACGAGGCGCTGCAGCACTTCTGGGACGTCTACCGTCTGAGCCCCGACACCATGTGGGTCAGCTCGACCGAAGCGCTGTCGATGTCCAAGAAGATCCTGGACGGCAAGTCCAACGGGGCCTTCCGGATCGTCATCAACCCCGAGCAGGGCGGCATGATCGGGGGCGTGATGATCGCCACCTATCTGAACCGCTTCGGCATGGCGGGCACCACGCAGGTCCAGATCAAGCTGCACCCGAACATGCCGGCCGGCAC